GTTGTAGAAAATTGAGNNNTAAGGAATAATTGAGCCATAAGGAAGGTAAGGTACTAGAGGATAGCACACAATTTACTTTCTTCTAACTCTATGCCACTATAGGTTATACAATAATTTCAGGAGACCGCTATGGACAACGAACTAATACCACTAAACGACAATCCCATTGATGTCTCTGCATTAAAGGATAAAGTACTGCAAGACCCTGCTTTAGCGGCCTGCAAGGACGAGTTAGCAGATATCCTGCGCAAAAAGCTACAGGAAATGGAGGAAGCTGATATCACTACCTCTAAAGACCCAACTGAGATAATAGCTTCTTTACATAAAATGCGTATGGAAGAGTTGAAACTTGAAATGAAGCTCGTAGAGCTTGAAATCAAGAAGGAAGCTGCTAAACGCTCTACTATTAACAACACTCAGCTTAACGTAGGTAACGATGCACTCAAAGGACTGCCTGGAGTGCTTAGAAGTATTCTTAGCTCCTAAAGCTTTGCGTAGCAAAGCTTTAATACTCTTTTAGGTCAGGTCAGGTCAGGTCAGGTCTACGGGCTAAGTCTAACTTCCTGCTACGCAGGAAGTTGACCGCCCGTACTTAGACCTCCTTAGACCTCCTTAGACCTCCTTAGACCTTCTTAGACCTTCTTAGACCTACTTAGACCCCTTAGACCTACTTAGACCTNCTTAGACCTACTAAGCCTCACGGATATAACCTATGATAATATCACGACCAGATTTACAATCTAGCCATGTGGTCGTTCCAAACGGCTCATGGTTGCACTTTGGTGAGCAGAAGATTGATGTACCGCGCTACGCGCAAATACTAGGATACGATGAGCTCATAGAACCGCAAGTTGCTATGATAAACGCTTACCTAGACCCGCAATATCGCTTTATAACCGCCTGCCTATCACGCCGTACTGGCAAGACAATAGCTGCAAACTTAATAGCCGGAATTGTGGGATTATTCCCTAATACTAATATACTTATTATATGTCCTGACTATAGTCTTGCTAACATCTCTTGGGATTTACAGACTAAATACTTTGGTAAGTTAGGTATCAAGATGACTAAATCTAACGTAAGAGATAGGGAAATGGTCACAGAACACGGCTCTATGATTAAGCTGGCCAGCGCCGAAAAGGCGGATTCCGCAGTCGGGCGCTCTTATGACTTAATTATATTCGATGAAGCAGCTCTTCACGGTAAAGGTAAAGACGTTTTTGACGTTGCTTTACGTCCTACCCTTGATAAGCTGAATTCTAAATGTATCTTTATTTCTACTCCTCGTGGTGATAACTACTTTAAAGAGTTCTATGAAAGAGGTTTTTCAGCTGAATTCCCTTCTTGGATATCCTTACATTCTACTTGGAGAGATAATCCTCGTGCTGTTGAGGCGGATATCGAAGAAGCCCGTAAGGGCATGTCAGCCGCCAAGTTCGCACAGGAATATGAAGCTAAGTTTACTACCTTTGAAGGTCAAGCTTTTGCCTCTTTTTCAGAAGATAATATCTTTGAGGAAGACCCCTTTATCGAAGACCCTTTTGAAAACGTACTTGGTGTGGATATAGGCTTCAGAGACCCTACAGCTTGCGTTGCTATTTCCTTATTTACTAAGGACGGATTGACTCATGCTGCAGTAATGGAGGCTTGGGAAGAAAACCGTATGAGTACTAACGTAATCGCGGAGCGATTACAGAGTACTCTTGACAGATTCCCTACAGAATGTATATACATTGACTCTGCAGCAGCTCAGACTAAATACGACCTTGCTGAGTTATATGACATTTCTTGTATAAACGCTGATAAGTCTATTGTAAACGGAGTAGCCTTTCTTGAGGTCCTTATAAGGGAAAAGAGACTTTTAGTTCATGCCTCTTGTGATGAGCTGATTATAGCTATTAGAAACATTACTTGGGATACTAAGTCCGAGCGGGAAAAATTAAAACATAATAAGTTTATCCATATTATTGACGCTTTGAGGTATGCTTTGTATACTCACCGTCATGAATTTATGTGAGATGACACTACAAGATTTACACTTATCCTACTTTTTAGTAGTATATAAGTATAAGGTGGAGGAATAACAAAATGGCGAGCAATACAAATACCTTAAAACGTATGGAAGTTAAATATATACGTGATGGTGTTAAATCAAGATACCCCACTAAGGTAAGTTGTGCTATATGCGGAACTACTGAGGACTTAGAATTACATCACTACAATACAGTTAACCTACTATGGGATAAATGGAAGGCAGATAACAATATTATAGTTAAAGACGCTGCTCACATTACTCTTATACGTGAGGACTTTTATACTAAGTACGCTAAAGAATTGATGGTAGATGTGGCTACTTTATGTAACACACACCATAAAAAACTACACGCCATTTATGGCAAAGAGCCACCCCTTCTTACTGCACCTAAACAAGAGAAATGGGTAATGATACAGAAGGAGAAGTTAGATGTTAGAGAGACTTAAGGGGCTACTTACAGCAGAACTATTTCCTGACGTACAAAAGGATATGCCAGAGCAACCTGATAGCTTATATAATCGTGAGCATGAGGTAAACTCTTGGGATACCAATAACCTCTACAATGCCTATGACCGCTTTGAAGTAGTTAATCGTGGTGTAAACCTAATAGCTGACTGCGGTAGTTCCATCTTAATTGATGTAGGTGACAAATATGCAGGCTATGCTGGAGTTTATACTTCTAACACTAGAATGAATAAGCAACGATTAAGTAACCTTCTTAATATAGCACCTAACCATGACCAAGACCGCATAGAGTTCTTTACAGGTATCCTAACAGACTTACTATTATCAGGTAACGCTTATGTTTACTTTGACGGTACGTCAATGTATAGGCTGCCCGTTATCTATGTTAAAGTGGTTGCAGGCATGAAACAGCTAGTTAGTCACTACTTATACAACCCTAACGGTGTAGATTTACGCTTCGAGGCTAGTGAGGTTATACGTATAAGAACAGCCTCTGCCACTAACCCTTATATAGGTACTTCTCCATTAAGTTCTGCTATTCAGTCTTTATCTATTATTGATAGCATGAATAGATACCAAATTAACTACTTCAAGAACAGCACTGTTCTTGGAGTTGTATTACTTAGTAAGAACATTCTCGGTGACCGTACAAAATCAAGACTTAAGAAAACTCTTAGCTCTTACAGCCCTACCTCAGGAGCTAACAATCCTATCATATTAGATGGAGATGTTCAGCTTCAGAATTTGAGTAAACAGACAAACAAAGATTTAGACTATGACACTAGTTTAGTTGCTAGAGAGCATAGAGTACTACAGGCTTTAGGTGTTCCACCTATTCTGCTAGATACAGGTAATAATACAAATATTGACCAAAACCTAAAGCTTTTTTATCTAACTACGGTACTCCCCTTAGTGGGGCGTGTAGTATCAGCCTTTGAACGTTACTTCGGTTTTGACTTGAAGTTAGCTACTGCTGATGTACCTGCACTACTACCTGACGCTAGGGTCAGAGCCCAAAGCTTACAGAGCTTAGTAAATTCAGGTATCTTAACACGTAATGAAGCTAGAGAAGACTTACGTAGACCTAAAGCACCAGAAGACTTTGCTGATATGCTTATCATCCCTGCTAATATTGCAGGTAGTAACTTAGACCCAAGTCAAGGAGGTAGGCCTAATGCCGAAACAAAACCTGAGTAAGGCGGTCAATGACCGTCTGAATAAGCTAAAGGAACTACAAGTTGACTTTAGCTCTAACTTTACTATTAAAGCAGATGCACCAGGAACGGAAGAAGAGGTTCTCTATATTGAGGGTTTTGCTTCTACAGATACCGCAGACAGAGATAATGATATTATCCCTATGTCTTCTTGGGCAGACCCTGAAGCTATCAAAAACTACCTAAAGAACCCTATTGTACTTGCACATCACAAACGTGATATGCCAGTTGGTAGTTGTGAATCTTTAGAAGTACGTGACGGTGGCCTCTTCGTAAAGGTAAAAATCGTAAAGTCTGTTAATGCAGAAATTTACAGTGCTGTCAAGAACGGCATATTAAAAACATTCTCGGTAGGATTTAGTCTACATGACTTAGAATACGACCAAGAATTGGACAGCTTCATACTTACTAAAGTTGAGCTGAAAGAAATCTCAATAGTTAGCATACCCTGTAACCCAGACGCTACCTTTGCAGTAATTAAATCGCTCACTTCAAAACAGAATCAGGAGAACAAACCGATGCCAGCACCAGTACAAACAACAGAAGAATTCAAGCAAGCTGTCCAAGCAGAGCTAGACCGCATTAAAGCTGAAGACGCTGCTAAAGCCGCTGCCAAACAAAAACAAGAAGAAGACCAAGCCTTAGCCGCAAAAGCTATTGTGGAACAGGTTAAAGGTGCTACTACAGCACAAACAGATAAGTTACTTGCCGATATTAAAGTAGCTTTAGCTGACGAAACAAAGTCTTTAAATGACGTTATTACTGCTTTTAAGGCAGACATTGATGCTAATAAAGAAGCCGTTATTGCTGCTCAAGCAAGCAAAATGGAACACCCCATTAACTCTAAAGGTCAAAGTGGCCCAGTTTCCGACCAAGAGAAAGGCTATGCAGTATTACTTGGTATCATTACTAAGAAAGATATGTTTGCCACTAAGTTGGGTGCTGACCTTAAGCAAAAAGCTGCTGGTTTTAATGGCGCTAATGCTGCTGTGCATATTCCTGGCTCTCACACTATTAACTCCGCAGATTGGGAAACCACATTCGTAACGGATTTATGGTATGACGTACGTCGTGAATTGATTATCGAACCTATGTTCCGTACAATCAACATGACTACTGCTATTATGCGTATGCCAGTTGTTCCTGAACAAGGTTATGCTTCTTACATTCCTGTTGACGCCTTGAAAACTCTTGGTTCGACAGCCACTGTGAATAACGGCAACCGTCCTTTAGAAATTACTCTTACTGCACACAAATTATCCGCTACTGACTTAGTAGGTGAAGAAGAAGCTGAAGATACTATCATCGCTATCCTTCCGTTGATTCGTGATAACTTAGTACGCCGTATGGCTCGTAGTTCTGACCGTAGCTTGCTACGTGGTGTAGGTGCTACTGCTGCTGACCCAATTAAAGGTCTTGCACAGTACGCTATCGACACAGCTAAAGAAACTACTTTAAGTATTGGTGGTGGTGATAAGCTAACTGCATTACAATTGCAGAAAACTCGTCGTCTATTAGGTGTGTTCGGTACACGTCCTTCTGATATCGTTTACATCGTTTCTACTGACGGTTACTACGATTTGCTAGAAGACCCTGATATGCGTAAATACTTCGACGTTGGTGTTGACAAAGCTACTATCCTTAAAGGTGAAGTTGCTAATGTTAATGGTAGCCGCGTAGTTGTTTCAGATGAGTGGGACGCTAAAGCTATCGGTAAAACTGCTGCTGTTGTTGTTAATATGCGTAATTACCTAATTGGTAACCTACGTGGCTTAACTGTTAAAACAGATGCACGTATCGACTTAGATGGTACTTTGATTGTAGCAACTCGTCGTTTCGGTATGGCCGAAATGGAAGCTGGTGGCGTAGCAGCTATCAACTGGGTAGTTTAATCCAATAGGGAGAGGGTAACACCTCTCCCACACTAACATAAGGAGCAGCATATGTTACTAACTTTAGCAGAGTATAAGGCCTTAAAAGGCAAAAACTCTACCAATTCTTCTGAAGACGTAAGGATTGGGGCAAACATAGTATCAGTAAGTGCAGCTGTTAAACAATATTTAGGCAGAAGCCTTATAGAATACTATTCAACAGTAAAAACCGAGTACTTCTCAGGTNTAGATACTGTTATATTTTTGAANGAATACCCTGTAATTAGCGCAGTAGTATCCTATAAGACTTCTACAGGTTACATACCTTTAGTAGAAGACGTTGATTACTTTATAAACTACGAAGATGGCACATTAGAACATATGTCAGGCTGTGGTTTCATATCAAAAGCTGTGGGAAATAAGTTTATAAAGGTAGAATATACAGGCGGAACAGAAAAAGCGCCAGACGACATAAAAATGGCAGTTGCTGACCTTGTAGAAAAACAAATAAAACAAGAGCACTCTGTATCTAAAAGTATGGGTGGTCAAGATACTATGAACTACCCTGCTGCACCTATGGGAAGATTCCCTACTCATATTGCCGTTATATTAGATATGTATAGAGTACCTATGGCGTAAACATTATGTCTGATGATATTAGAAAGATACAAGACTTATTAAACCTAGCTGAACAAGAATTAGCTAGAAATAAGTTAGAAGCTAGGTACATACTAGATATAACAGACTTAAGAAAAGTTCTACCTAAGACAGGCCTAGATGTGACCGCTAAGGTACGAGCTTTAGGTGGTGTCAAGTTAAGTAATAACGAGTTTATGTTCGAGCAATCGTATGCTCCCGAGAAACTAGCTAGACAGCTACTTAGAATAGCCAGAGAAGAGAATAAGAAAGCACCACAAGGTGGTTTATTTGATAGAGACTTTACCTCTTTAGGTCTTGCTATAGCTCGCAAAGGTACTAGTAAAAAAGCATTTTTGATGGAAGCCCCTAATACGGGCAGTAAAATCCTAAATACATCAGGAATAGCAGACCCTACTACTAAAGACCAGCTAGATATTATAAATAAAACTATTACTGAAGAAAACGCTAGAATAGCTGCTTCTATAACTAGAAACCTACATACAACTACTGGTGCTATGGGCTACTTACTAGACGTAAAAGGTGGNAGCCTAACCTCTATAGATAAGCTCAAGGATATTAAGAGTAAGTTAGAAGCTAAAGTTACTCAGTATGTAGAGCAAGAAGCCTCTAGGCAAGTAACTGAGTATATGGAACAAAGTGCTCAGAACATATTTAATAATAGACCAAAACCTAAAGCTAGGTCTAGTAAGAAAGTAGCCGCTAACTCTAAGACTAAACAAAAAATTACAAGGATTAAACCTAAGTTAAGGGTGGATGATAAAGGTAATATAAAGGTATCTGGTAGATTTGCATCACCATTATCTCTTATGGCCTACTTAAATGCTTTAGTACATACTTATGTTAGAAAACACATGGGTAAAGGTAAGGAGTTAAC